CCTCCATTTTCCGCTCCACGGGCGCGAAGGGGGTGTCAAATTTGGCAAAATCGAAGAAAAGTACTTTGATTAAGCACGAGATGAAACGACTTGAAGGGCTATTTGCGGAATTGCCGGAAAACGAACTGAATTTCATCCGGCCGCAGCTGCAAAACGCCGCGTTCATGAAGGTCACGCTGGACGAACTGCAGGAGGCCATCAATCAGAACGGGGCCACGGACGAATACCAGAACGGCGCAAATCAATACGGGTCCAAAGCCTCCGCGGAACTGCAGGCGTACAACACCACGGTCAAGAACTACAACAGCCTCATGAAGGAGCTGAAGGACCGGCTGCCGAAGCAAAACGCGGCGTCCAAGTTGGCGCAGATGATGGCCGATGAATAATTACATACTGGAATACTACCAGGGGATTCAGGATGGCTCCATCGTCGTGGGCCAGTGGATCCGCCTGGTTTTTGTTTACATCGTCGATGGGCTGGAGAAGAAAAAGTTCGTCTTCGACCAGAAGAAGGCCAACCGGGCCATTCGGTTTATCGAGAACTTCTGCCATCACTGCGAAGGCCGGGACGACCTCCTGAAGCTGGAACTGTGGCAGAAGGCGATTATCTCCGCCATGTTCGGGATCTGCGACGAGGACGGAAACAGGACCTTCCGAGAAGTCGTGATCATCGTGGCCCGGAAACAGGGCAAGAGCCTGCTGGCCTCGGCAATCATGGCATACTGCCTGTTCCTGGACGGGGAGTACGGCGCGAAGATTTTCTGTGTGGCGCCGAAGCTGGACCAGGCGGACATCGTGTATTCCTCCTTCTGGCAGACCATCAGCAAAGAGCCGGAGCTCTCGGCGCTGATCAAGAAACGGAAGTCGGACTACTACGTGGAGTCCACCAACTCCAGCGTGAAGAAGATCGCCTTCAACGCCAAAAAGTCAGACGGCTTCAACCCATCGCTCACCGTCTGCGACGAGATCGCGTCCTGGCCGGGAGACCAGGGCCTCAAACAGTACGAGGTCATGAAGTCGGCGCTGGGCGCCAGACGTCAGCCGCTGATCCTGTCCATCTCCACCGCCGGGTACATCAACGAGGGCATCTACGACGAACTGCTGAAGCGCTGCACCCGGTTCCTGCTGGGGGACTCCAAAGAGCGGCGGCTGCTGCCGTTTCTGTACATGATCGACGACACGGACAAGTGGAACGACATCAACGAGCTGCGGAAGAGCAACCCAAACCTGGGCGTGTCGGTGTCGGTGGACTACCTGCTGGAGGAAATCGCCGTTGCGGAGGGGAGCCTCTCCAAGAAGGCGGAGTTCCTGACCAAATACTGCAACATCAAGCAGAATTCTTCTCTGGCATGGCTCAATTCCCGGGACGTGGAATCGGCCCGGGGCGAGGCCCTGCGGCTGGAGGACTTCCGGGGCTGTTACTGCGTGGGCGGCATCGACCTGAGCCAGACCACGGACCTGACCGCCGCCTGCATCGTCCTGGAGCGGGAGGAAACGCTCTATGTGTTCGCCCGGTTCTACCTACCCCGGGAGAAAATCGACGAGGCCACGGCAAGGGACGGTCTTCCCTACCGGCAGTATATCCAGCGGGGGATCCTGTTTGAGTCCGGAGACAATTTTGTTGACTACATGGACGTGTACAACTGGTTCGTGGAGCTGGTCCGGGATTACAAGATCTATCCGCTGTGGATCGGATATGACCGGTACAGCGCCCTGCAGCTGACCCAGCAGATGGAGGGGACCGGATTCCACATGGACTCCGTCTATCAGGGCGAGAACCTCACCGGGATCATCAACGAGACGGAGGGCCAGATGAAGGACAAAAACTTCCGGATCGGGGACAACGACCTTCTGGCGGTGCATCTGCTGGACGCGGCTGTAAAGTGCAACGCCGAGAACGGACGAAAGAAGCTCATCAAAATGCGGGCCAATGCCCACGTGGACGGCGCGGCGGCGCTGCTGGACGCCATGTGCATGCGGGCGGCGCATTCCGACGAGATCGGGCACAGGCTGAAAAACAAGGGGTGAAACACATGGGACTGATTGATAAGCTGTTCCGACGGGAACCGAAACACGGCGCGGATCGGGGATCCTGGCAGACCCTGACGGCCTATGTTCCGGTGTTCTCTAGCTGGAGCGGCGAACTGTACGAAAGCGAACTGGTCCGGGCGGCGGTGGACGCCAGGGCGCGGCATATCTCCAAACTGGAGATTACCGTCCAGGGCAGCGCCAGACCGGCCCTCCAGAGACGGCTCCGGGACGGGCCCAACGAGTTCCAGACCTGGAGCCAGTTTCTATACCGGCTGAGCACCATCCTGGACATGCAGAACACGGCGTTTATTACGCCGGTGCTGAACGAATACGGGGAGACGGTGGGCCTCTGGCCGCTGTACTGCAGCAGCTTCGAGCTGGTGGACTACGGCGGGGAGGCGTGGATCCGGTTTACCTTAGGCAACGGCAGCCATGCGGCCCTGCCGCTGAAAAGCGTGGGGATCATGAACCGCTACCAGTATAAGCAGGATTTCACCGGGGAGAAAAACACGGCTCTGTCCGGGACCATGGAGCTCATCAACCTCCAGGGCCAGGGCATCCAGGAGGCCGTGAAGAACTCCAACAGCTACCGGTTCATGGCCCGGGCCAACAACCTGATTGCCCCGGAGGATCTTGTGAAGGAGCGGAAGCGGTTCATTCAGCAGAACATGCAGACAGACGATTCCGGGGTGCTGCTGTTCCCAAACACCTGGAACGACATCAAGCAGGTGGAATCGAAGCCCTACACCGTGGACACGGAGCAGGTGAAGCTGATCCAGACCAACGTGTTCAACTACTTCGGCGTCAACGAGAAGGTTTTGCAGAACAGCGCCGCCGGCGACGAGCTGGGGGCGTTTTTTGACGGGGCGGTGGAGCCCTTTTCCATCCAGTTCTCCGAGGTGGTCACCCGGCAGCTTTTTACCGACCGGGAGCGGGCCAACGGGGCCGAGGTTCTGGCGGTGGCCAACCGGCTGCAGTACATGAAAACATCCGAGAAAATCAACCTGATCCAGCAGCTGGGAGACCGGGGCATGCTGATGATCGACGAGGCCCGGGCCCTGCTGAACTACGCGCCGCTGCCCAATGGCGCCGGCCAGCGGGTGCCGATCCGGGGCGAATATTACTTCAACGGAGAGGAGAGAGAAACCGATGAAGAAGCGAGAGACCAGAGCCTTTGACTATCAGGCCAGCGACTACACCGTGGAGGGCTACGCGGCGACCTTTGACCCGTATGTGCTGCTGCAGATCGATGGCCGGGACTACTCCGAGCGGATCGAGCCCACGGCCTTTGACGGGGCGGATCTCAGCGACGTGGTGTTCCGGGTGGACCATGCTGGAAAGGTCTACGCCAGGACCAGCAACGACGCCATCCGCCTGGATGTGGACGGCCACGGCCTGCACCAGGTCACGAACCTGGGCCTGACGGAACGGGCGAAGGAGCTGTATGAGGACATCAAGGTGGGGAACTACCCGAAAATGTCCTTTGCCTTCACGGTGGCGGAGGACCACTACGAGAAGGAAACCAGAACCAGAGTCATTGACCGGATTGAGAAGGTCTTTGATATATCGCCGGTGAGCTTCCCGGCAAATCCGGGCACCGAGCTCAGCGCCCGCGACTATTTCGACGGAGTGATCGAAATGGAGAAGGCGGAGCGACTGGAAGCGGAGCGCAGAGAGCGGCAGCGGAAGAAGCTCGAACTCAGACTAAGACTGGAGGGTTAATTTATGACCATCGAGGAAATCAAAACGCTTGACAGCGCAGGAATCGAAGCCCGCTGGGCGGAGATCCGGGCGGAGATGGAGGCGGAAGACGCCGACCTGGACGCCCTGAGCGCAGAAGTGGACGCTCTGACAGAGCGCAGAGACGCCCTGAAGCAGGACGCGGAGACCCGGAAGGCCCTGGCCGACAAGGTGGCCGGGGGCGCGGGGGTCGTGCTGCAGAAATTCGATCCCGAAGAAAAGAAGGAGGAAAAACACATGTACGGAATTGACACCCTGGAATATCGGAATGCCTGGGTCAAGAATCTGATCCACCGGGAGATGAACGCCGAGGAGCGGGCCGCGCTGACCAGCGCCGGCGCGGTGATCCCCACCATGACCGTGAATGCGGTCTGGGATCGCCTGGTGCGGAACGCGGAGCTGCTGGGCAAGGTGGACGTGACCCAGTTCCCCACCTATGTCCGGTTCCCAAAGGCAACCACCAACAACGCCGCCACGGCCCAGGCCGTGGGCGCCACCATCACCGAGTCTTCCGACGTGATCGGCTATGTGGATCTGACGCCCAATGAGTACGTCAAGCTCCTGACCGTGGGCGCCGACATCGACCACATGGCGGTTGACGCGGTCCACGACTGGATCGTCAACAACCTGGTGGGCCAGATCCGCGACGCCATCAACAGCGACATCGTGGTGGGCACCGGCACCAACCAGCTCAAGGGCCTGACCGCGTCCGTCACGGCGGATTCCACCGCCATCCCGGCCACCGTCACAAAGGCCAGCATCCTGAACATCATGGGCTCCCTGGGCGCCAACTACCAGAACGGCGCTGTCTGGATTATGACCGCCAATATGTTCTACAACCACATCATGAGCCTGACCGCGCTGAACGACTACGTCATCAACGACGGGTTCCAGTTCCGGCTGTTCGGCCACGATGTGGTGCTGATGAGCGAGGCGCTGGTATCCGGCAAGGAAACCATTTTCTACGGCGATCCCAAGGCCTACAAGGTCAACATCTTCAAGGCGCTGGAGGTCAAGGCGTTTGAAACCGCCACCACCACCAACCTGCAGTTCCGGGGCGCCTGCATGGCGGACGGCGAGCTGCTGGACACCAACGCCTTCGTGCGGTTCGCCCAGGCGTAACGGAGGGATAACCTATGTTGGCTGCGGTAAAGCTGGCCATGCGGATCAGCACGGACGCCTATGACAGCGAACTGAACGCACTGATTCAGGCGGGGCTGCAGGATCTGGGCCTTGCGGGCGTCACCGGGGCGGTGCTCAGCAGCTCTGATCCGGACCCGCTGATCCTCCGGGCGGTGATCACCTACTGCCGGATGAACTTCGGCTCCCCGGAGGACTACAGCGACCTGGCCCGGAGCTACCGGACCCAGCGGGCGCAGCTGTACATGGCCAGCGGTTACACGGATTGGGGTGAGGCGTAATGGTTCGGGCCGACGTCATCACCCTGATCGCGGACAACCCCGGCGCCCACGGCGTATTCGACAGCCCGGAGACATCGGAGCGGACGGTATACTGTACCGTCCGTTCCGTGGGCATGCAGGAGATGTACACGGCCATGAGCCAGGGACTCCGGCCCCAGTATGTATTTGATCTCCAGCACGACTTCGAGTATCAGGGCGAACAGCGGCTGAAATTCCACGACGTGGAATACCGGGTGATCCGTACCTACGTAAATACGTCTGATGGGATTGAGATCACGGTGGAAAGGAGCAACGCAGATGTTTGACACGATTCTGGCTGCACTCCAGGAAACCGGGATCCCGTTCCGCAAATACGCCTGGACGGTGGCGCCCTCCACGGATTACGGCGTCATTGCCCTGGAGTCCGGCGGGGACACGGTCTGGGCGGACGGGCACATGGTCAATCAGACGCTGGAGGGAAGCCTTGACCTGTTCACCCGGAACGCGGGAGAAACCCAGTTCGCGGCGGTGCAGGCGGCTCTGAACAGCGTGGGGGGCCTGAGCTGGTATTTCAACTCCGCCCAGTACGAGGAGGAAACCAAACTGATGCACTTCGAGTGGGTGATCGAATGGGCAGTATAAAGATTTCCGGCATCGAGGATCTCGAGAACATGCTGTCGGCCCTGGGCGACAAGTCCGGGGACATCGCGTCCAAAGCTCTATACGAGGGAGCCGGACACGCGGCAGAAGAGGTCAAGGCCGCCATCGGCAGCATCCCGGAGGACAAAATGCGGTTTCTCCGAAACGGGGACAAGCTCCATTCCGTCACCGCCACCACAAAGGCGGATCTCATGGGCGGCGTGGGCATCGCGACCTTTGAGCACTCCGGCAGCAAGGTCACAACGGCGGTGGGCATTGAGGGCTACAGCAGCATCGCAACGCCCAAATATCCGGGCGGGTTCCCGCTGCCGGCGCTGGCCCGATGGATCAACAGCGGCACCAGTTACCGGGCAAAATATCCGTTTATGCGGAGCGCAAAGGGAAGCATCAAGGGCTCTGCGGCGCAGATCATGGTCAAAACCGCAGAGGCAGAAATCAACAAAATCATCAAATGACCATCTGAGGAGGAATTATTATGGCAGGTATCGGCCTTTCCAAACCTTATTTTGCAATCTATACCAATTCCGGCACCACCGTCACCTATTCCGACGGCGGTGTGCTGGGCAAGGCGACCAGCATGAGCCTGAGCCTGGACGAGGGCGGCGACAACATCCTGTACGCCGACAACGCCCCGGCGGAGACGGACGCGGGCGTATTCGCCGGCGGCACCGTCACCGTGGGTCTGGACCGGCTCCCCATTGCCGTGGCGGCAAAGCTCTTCGGCGGCACGGTGGATTCCGTGACCACCCCGGTGGCGGCCAGCCGCCTTGACTTCAAGAGCGGCCAGACCATCCCCTACTGCGGCCTCGCTTTCATCCAGAAGAAGCAGGAGAACAACGCCACCACCTGGACGGCGTGGGTCTACTACAAGTGCCAGGCGAAGATCCCCGGCGAGGAGATGACCACCCAGGGCGACACCATCGAATGGCAGACCCCGGAGCTGGAGTTCTCCCTGCTGCGGGACGACACCGCGGACGAGAAGTGGTGCAGCCGGTTCGACGGCATCACCACCGAGGCCAACGCCGAGGCGATCATCAAGAATCTGTTTGACATCTCCTGAGGAGGCAACCTATGAAACGGACGGGAACCATTGAGCTATTCGGCGTAAAGCATACGCTGGTCTGGAATCTGGCGGTGATGGAATCGGCGGAGACCAGAAACCCCACATGGGCGGAGGGCTGGAAAAAGGCTGTCAAGGGCAACATCACGGAGCGGGTGCTCATTTTCTACGAGATGCTGAAGGCTGGACACGCCTACGACATTGCGAGAGGCGAAAAGCCCGCCGACATCCCGACGCTGGAGGAGCTGCGCCGGGAATGCGGCCCGGACGAGCTGGAGGCCATTGCCACGGCGATGGTGGAAACCATGACCGCCGGCAGCAAGCGTGAGGTGGAGGCAAAAGCCCCAAAAAAGGGAAAAGGCAAGTCCGAGGCCGGATAACATCGGACTGGTTCCTATATTCCGGCATCAAAGCGGGACTGACCATGCAGGAGGCACGGTCGGTCCCGTTTGGCCAGCTAATGGATATAGTGGCCATTTATCAGATCACACAACTGGAATATGACAGAATCCTGTCCGCCTCAGACGACGAGGCGGAGCTGGAGGAATTTTTTAGATACAAGTGAGGTGATTGCATGGCATCCGATATTTCCGTCAAGATGGCGGTGGAGGGCGAAAATACATTCAAATCGGCCCTGAAAGCCGCCAACGCGGAGGTGAAGGCGCTGGAGGCTCAGCTGCAGGCGTCCGCAGACGGAATGGACGAATTTACCTCCATCATGGGGACCGCCGGAAGCAAGGCCCAGACCCTGGGCAGCATCCTGGAGGCCCAGGGGCAGAAAATGAGCATCCTGCACCAGCAGTATGAAAGTGCGGCGGCAAAGCTCAGCAGCCTGGGCGACGCGCTGGATCAGGCCCGGAGCGAATACGGCGAGAACAGCGCCGAAGTCCAGAAGGCCGCCAACGCCTACAACAAACAGGCGGTGGAGGTCTCCAAGCTGAAAACCCAGATGGCCCAGACCAGCACCCAGATGGCCCAAACCGGAAAGGCGATGGACAGCCTGGGGAAGGATGCGGACGAGCTGACGGAGGACCTGGGCAAGGCCGGGAAAGAAGCCGGACTGTTCGGGTCTCTTTTGAAAGCGAATCTTGGCTCAGAGCTGATAACAACTGTCGGGCATGCGCTCTGGGACGGCGTCAAAGCCGGGGCCGAAGCCCTCAAGGACCTGACGATGCAGGCAGTTGAGAGCTATGGCGCGTTTGAGCAGCTGGAGGGCGGCGTCAAGACCATTTTTGGCGACGAGGCCGGATCCCAGGTGGTCGAAAATGCACGGCGGGCCTTTGAGACGGCCCAGATCAGCGCAAACGACTATCTGGAAACCGTCACGAGCTTTTCCTCGTCCCTGCTGAAATCGCTCGGTGGAGACACAGAAGAAGCGGCGAGAATGGCGGACATGGCCATTACGGACATGGCGGACAACGCCAACAAATTCGGCACGGACATCGGGAGCCTCCAGAACGCCTATGCCGGATTTGCGAAGCAGAACTACACCATGCTGGACAACCTCAAGCTGGGCTTCGCCGGGACGAAGACGGGCATGGAGGAGCTGCTGGCAGAAGCCGAAAAGATCTCCGGTATAAAATTCAACATTGACTCCTTTGCAGACGTGGTGCAGGCCATCCATATTGTCCAGGAGAACATGCACATCGCCGGTGCCACAGCGGAGGAAGCCAGCACCACCATAGAGGGATCCCTGAACGCGGCGAAAGCGGCATGGGAAAACCTCGTCACCGGCATGGGCGACAGCAACGCCGATATGGACCAGCTGATCGATGACTTCGCCCGGACGGCGGAAACGGCCATTGACAACATCCTCCCGGTGGCGGAGACGGCGCTGGACGCGGTTGGGACTTTAATTGACAAATTGGCGCCGGTGGTTGCTGAGAAAATGCCGGGGTTTGTCGCAGAAGTGACTCCCATCATCGTAGAGGCGTTGGGTCTGATAGCGGCAAATGTAGCGCTGCACGCTCCGGAGATTGCCGACGCGTTTATGGATGGGATTCTGAGCGCAATAAAAATCCCTCCCGGAGCCGTTGACCAGCTGGAGGCAGTTTTCCTCCCGTGGCTCACAGCATTGAAGAACATATCCGCCGGGGCTCAAGCTCTGTTTGGGGACAAGGAAGAATATCAAGAATACGGAACCGCTGTTGCGGAGGGTCTTGGCTCTGCTGCGGAGGCCAGTGAGAAATTTGCCGGGAAGCAAAAGGAAGTAGTTGCAGCTGTTCAGGAGGCCGTCCCGGCACTGACGGAGGAAGAACAGGCCTTTCAAGAGGCCACAGCTTCGATTGCGGAAATCGGCCTGGCGGCGTATGACGCAATTTCCTCCGGGGGAGACCTCGGAGAAGCCTATGCAAAGCTCAGCGGCGAAATGTCCAAGATCGCTGGGACAGGCGATCCGGCCATTGAAGCCATTGTAAACCAGCGGCTTGCTACGCTGGAGCTTGCGGCAACCATGCAGGACCTGTCCGGAGAATACCCGGCGCTGGCATCGATGGCGGAGGCGTACGGTTATTCCGTCCAGCAGACGTCTCAATGGCTGCTGGAAAACGGCCTGACGGCGGAGGAATGGGCAAATCAGGTC